TGACTTACACAGAAAACTTACTGAGGAAGAGGGTATGGACCCTCAATCTGACGAATATTATGTTGAGGTTGACAAGAGAATAAGACTTGAATTCCCTCATAAATTTGGTAAGGTAGAACAACAGACTAGTAAACCTACACAAAACGTTGCCTCTGCAACGCGTAGTTCAAAGACCGGTCGCAAAACTGTGAGACTCACACCAACACAGGTGACAATAGCTAAAAAGCTAGGTGTGCCACTAGAAGAGTATGCGAAACAACTTATAATCACGAAGGAGGTATAGGCATATGACAAATAAAAAACCAACTCGTGCGAGCCAAAGTAAAGGTGAATCTACAAAAGTAGTATCACAAGCATCTACGATTAAACCCAAAGCTGCTGTAAAACCTTGGACTCCACCATCGTACTTAGATACGCCCAACGCGCCAGAAGGATTCAGACACAGATGGGTCAGAATAGAAATCATGGGATTTCAAGATACTAAGAACATACAAGGACGCTTAAGGTCTGGTTATGAACTTGTAAGATCTGATGAATATCCAGATGATGACTTTCCAGCAATCATGGACGGCAAATACGCAGGGGTTATCGGGCACGGAGGCCTTGTGCTGACAAGGGTACCGGAAGAGATCGCAAAACAGAGAGAAGCTTACTACGCTAAAGAAGCGGGTGATCAGATCAATGCAATAGATAACGATCTTATGAAGGAACAGCATAGGGGAATGCCTATCGATATTGATAGACAGTCTCGTACAACCTTCGGTGGCAAGAAAAGTTAAAAATTTTAACGTATCAAACCGTCGAATAAATTAATCGAACTGGAGGCCTTTCGGGGCAGGTTCATAAGGAGAAAATAATATGGCTAATGCTTCAACAACTGGGTTTGGTTTACGACCCATTAAAAAAGTTGGTCAGAATTATAATAACGACGGTCTTAGTGAATGGAACGTAGCAGCTTCTTCAGCCTTAATTTCGCACGGTGCAATGGTGCAATTAACGGGTAATGGAGTAGTGCTATCTTCTGGTAACACAGATGCTAATAATCTGGGTGTACTAAACGGCGTTTTTTATACTGACGCAACAACTAGCAAACCAACATGGTCTAACTATTCGCCTGCAAGTAATACTGCAACGGATATCACGGCTTTAATAACTGACGATCCCATGGCAATGTATGAAATCATGTCAGCTGACACCGCTTATAACAATAATGAGACTGGTGGATGTGCTGATCAGGTTTTTGCAAATGGTGTTTCACCATTGTATATGTCGAGATCTAAAATCTCAGCTACTACAAGTAATGCGATCGCTCAATTAAAAATAATAGGTGTTTCAAGAGATCCTGAACATTCTGATATAACTGCTGAGGGCTTTGCTCTTAGAGTTATGATTAATGAACATATCTTAGGAAACAACGTAGCAGGTATATAAGGAGATAAATTATGGCTATATCACGAAACCAACTAGTTAAAGAACTAGAGCCAGGATTGAATGCTTTATTCGGCCTGGAATACAAACAGTATGAAAATCAAGCAAGTGAGATTTTCACTACAGAGTCATCTGACAGAGCTTTTGAAGAAGAAGTAATGTTAAGTGGATTCGCTCAAGCACAAGTAAAACCAGAAGGTTCAGGTGTTACATACGATAACGCTCAAGAAACTTTCACAGCTAGATACACTAACGAAACAATTGCGTTAGCGTTTGCTATCACTGAGGAAGCAATTGAGGACAATCTATATGACAGACTGGCTTCTAGATACACTAAAGCTTTAGCAAGATCTATGGCTCAAACTAAACAAGTTAAAGCAGTTAACCCACTAAATAATGGAATGCCTGGTGGTAGTTTCACTTCTGGTGATGGTGTAACTCTTTTCAACACAGCTCACCCAACGCTTGCTGGATCATTCCAGAATACGTTGACAACTGCTGCTGACTTAAACGAAACTTCATTAGAGCAATCAATGATTGACATTGCTGCACTT